TGAAAGATTGTCGCCGTTGGCGATATTGCGAGCGCGGGCCACGCCGATATTGGTTCCGCCGCGCCCGTATTCACGCCGCCATTCCAATCCGCGCTTGGCTTCTTCGATCATGCCCTTGGTGGGCTTGTGCTGATCGGCTTGGAATTCGGCTTGCACTGGCTCGGCGGGGGCCGGAACTGCCTTCGCTTGGATCAATTCATCAGCGGCTTCTTTGCTCATGCCGAAGACTTCGACAAAGATGATCGCCACTTGTTCCGGCGTAAGCGTGCCGCGTCCCATTGCATCAAGGATTCCAGCCAAGGCATCCGTGCCACCGATGCCGATGGATTCAATGAGCGGCGGTTCATCTTTTTCTCCAGGCTCGGCAGCCGTATCGATTTCAGTCTTGACAACAGAATCGGAAATACGGATCGGCTCAAGACTGTATTCAATGCCCAAGTCTTTAATCATCGCCGCTTCCTTCGCCCTAGCGCGAAACGCTTCTTCGTAGTCCTCTCCCATGTCGCTGTAAATCTGCCCAGCGGTTTTGAGTCCCGCCTTCCACAAAGCAATGTCGGCGTTGGCTTCGCGGCCATAGTCGATCGACACCTTCGCCGGCCAGCACCAGCGCCCGTCAAGTAAATACTCGCTTTCGGGAAGCAGGCCGCGAGATTGCGCATCAAGAAGCACGATGTTCTTGATGCGCTCAAGGAACTGTGATTCCAAGAGCCTGCGCCAGCGAGCAAAGGTGCGCTCGGCCATCGCAGCTTCCATGCGCGCCATCGGGCCGCTCTTGTCGGCATCGAATGCGAAGCCGTATGGCAAGCCAACCGACATACAAATGTGCGATTGAACGAGGCGAACAAACTCTCCGAACGCTCCGCCTGGGCGATCGCTTTTGAACATCTCCATCTTCTCACCGGGAGAGAGATAGTTGATCGCACCGGGATCAATGTTGGAAAGTTTTTCAGTCTGGCCGAGATCGTTCTGGTTGCTCGTGGCGAAGTAGTCGGCAGCGTCGGCGCTGCCGTTCTCCGTCACGATCACGCCCGTCTGGTAGCTCGCGTATTTGATTGCTTGGATTTCGGCCTTCAGAGCTTCCTGCAAGTCGCGAGCCGCGTTGAGTGCGGTTGCGAAGGCCGATCGGCCACGGTATTCGTCCAAGCGGGTGGCATCGAAAAGATGTATAAACTCTGCGGCGGGGATATCGGTGGGCGAGATGTATTGATTATTGATCGTGCGAACGAATATCTGGTAGCTGGAAGGTCGGCCATATTCGTCAAGATTGATACCGCCGATGTAGGTATCCGAATCAATCAAGCGGTTGTATGGCGAGCCAATGCGATCAGCTTCGACGGCCTGCAATTTTAGCTCGCCCTTGTCGCGAACGATGATGAACCCGCAATCGCCATCGCGAAGGATCGCAAGCACTGCAAGCTGCAAGAGCGTTACGAAATCATGCTTGCGAAGGAAATCGCAACTCCTGCACCAGTTGCGCCAGTAGCGTTCCACTTGCTCATCAACATCCCTGTCGCCTGTGCGGGCTTGGTAGCTCAAGCGGCCAGCAACATAGGTTGCGAACTTCAAGAGTAGCGAGCGAACGGGCGGGAAATTGTCTGCGAGATCGCGAGCGGCGCGGATGAGTTTATAGCGCTCTGCGGTTCCTGCGGTGTCTTCTGCTCCGCTGATGTTGCGAGAGATGCCGCGCTTGGTGGAGTCAAGCGCCGAATCGAATCGCCCGAAGTTGCGAAGTTTCTCCTGCGAGATCATTCGCGACATCGCCGCCTTGGGCGAAACTACCGCAAGTGCCTTTGTGATGAAATCTTGCTTCATGGATATTGTGTCGGGAATGCTGAAACAACTCTTTTTACCCTATTGCCCTGTGCGTTGTCAATGGCGGCTTGGAGTTCCTTGATCGTCTGCGCCACTTCGCCCAAGTTGGCGCGGGTGAACGAGCGGCCCGCGATGCTGTAACTTGCGCCTGCCACGGCGATTGCTTCCAAGCAGGCGATAAACTGCGTTTGCAAGCCCTGCAATGTCGCGAGCGGCAGGCCGAAGTAGGATTTGGAAAGTGCCATTGTTTGGTGCGTTGTGTCAAATTCTCGACGCGATATATTTTCCTCTGCTCATTGCGCCCCGAGCGCGATCGAGCTTCGCCCAACTTTCGAGCTTCATGGAAATGGAGCGCGTGACGGCGGTGCGGCCTTTACCGGAGCCGCGTTTGCGGCCGGCGCCTTTGCGGGCGCCGCCGTGGGATTTGGTTTGTTTCATTATAGATTCTTTTTAATTGATACATTGCGCAGGCAAATCCTTCTGGAGACTCTGGCGACTCATATTCTTCAATAACTTCTTTAACAGCTTGCAAGATTTTTTGATTTGCGATGATCATTTTTAAATCTTTGGTTTAGGTTTAGTTGTTAAATTGAGATGCGTAAAAGATTTTTCTGACACGATGACCTTTGGTTTCGTCGTAGTAATCAGCATGGAGGTTTCCGTTTTCAAAAACCCTTGCCCCGCTTGCTAAATGTTGCGCGGGTGTGCTTAAGGTTACATATCCTTCAGGGTGTTTTTCGTTGATTTTCCATCCATCCCGCAAAAGGGTTTCAACAGTTGTTTTTTGTTTTTTTGTCAAAGCAATGGTAGCGAGAGGCTGAACAAGTTTTGGTGATCCTGTAACTTGAGCGTAGAAGTGGGGATACTTGTCTTTGAAGGTAAGCAACAGGTTTCTGGCTATGGATTGCAATTGTGTCGCTACCCGATTTTTCCCAGCTTTTGTTTGAAGACATTTCCAATGATCGCGAAAAGGATGATCAATTGAATCTGCTTTTTGTTCGGAAAGGTCATACAGGTATTGCTGAACGAAATGTTTTTCGTTGCCGCTCAATTTCCCAACGGTCAGTCCTTGACTGGATTTTTCTTCTGCAAACTTCAAATAGTCTGAAACGATTTTGAATGCTGTTTGGTATTCGGCTTGAGTGTTCATTTTTTGGTTTTGGTTTTTGGTTTTCGTCGTCGCCGTGGTGGCTTCGATCTGGGATGACTTTCTCACGAGTCTTGAAATTCGTCAACAACTTTTTTCAACTTTTTTTCATGCCCCGCCGAGCCGCTTAAACATTAGCTCTCCGAGCCAATCGGCAGCACCCCGGCAAGCATGGCCGATGCGAGCGCGATACACTCGCAATCCCAAAGGTGGTTTGGACGCCCGCCGATCTTTACCCAGCGTTGCTCCACCTGTTTCGTCTTCGCGTTCACGATGTCTTTCTTCATTTCTGAGAGCATATGCTTGCGGTAATCTTCCGACACATCTCTCGGCACTTCCCATTTCGGCGCGGCCCCAGGTTGGCGCAACGAAGCGAGCTTGTCTTTGATCCCTTCGTTGCTGAAGAAGAAATAGAAGGCGCGAAGGTTGTCGCTGCCGGCCACGGCGGTTTCGATCTTGCTCACGAACTTGCGCACACGCCTGCTGTTTTCAGTATGATAAAAACCATCCTGCCCAGAACCGTGCGATGCCGTCCAGCCATTGCGCGCACAGCGTTCGTAAACGAGCGGTGTGTCGTAGCCGGCATCGATCACCACGGCGCGGGGATGAACCTGATATTGTAACGCCATCGCTTCGATCATTTCCCAAGTCAGCAGTCGAGCTTCGGCCAAGAGCATCGAACTGCCATCAGCGCGAAAGGCGCGGATCGCGGCCCAAAAGTGGTCGCGCTGTTTATCGACGCACAAAAACCGCCGATGCTCGCCGTCGATCTTCTGGCCGTCAATAAAGTCTGCCTTGGAATAGTCGCCAGTGGAGATTTCTGGCAAGCTACTTGTCACTTCCTCTTGCCACACCTGCGCTTTGCGTTTCTGAACAAATTGCTTGAGCGGTTCCAGATTCCCAGCGTGCTTGGATTCCTGCGCCTCGATCCACTCGCGCACAATGCTAAACCACGGAATCCACCACACTGCGTAGGCAGGAAACTCGAACGAACGATGCCCGCGAATCGGGTGCGGGTTCAGAGCGCGGTAACTGGCGCTTGCCGACAGTTGCCTGCGAATCGCCGCCGTATCAGCATAGGCGGCATGACACGCGGGACACTCCATGCGGATCGAGTCTTGCACCTTGTCCCACAGAACTTCGCCTGTTTCGTTTTTTAGGACATCGTATTTGATGTCATCGAAAGTGTAACGATTCCACGCCCCGCACTTGCATTCCCATCCCCACACTTCCCGCGTCCCGCTTTCCCACTCGGCATCGGCCTCGTGATCGCTGTCCCAGCCCTGCGAGACGAGAATGGTTTTCCGGTTCCAGCGATCGTGATGGCGAGCCTTCAATTCCCGAATCATCCCGTGCTTCCATCGCCACACTTCATCCCCGATGCAATAGCGCATCGACTTCTCTTGCATTC